GATTTTTCGGCCATGGTATTTGTTCCTTGCTGCTGTGAGGCTGCTGTCTGGGTAACAAGGCGGGGCTTACATCAGCAAGCCCCGCCCGTCTAGTGGTCTGGCTTAGGCCCCGAGATCGGTGACCTTCACACAGGCTTCTTCTTCCTCGATAGCGAAGCCAATACGCATCGTCACGACGATGATCCAGCTACGCGCACGAATGTCGCGATCCCGCTCGATGCGGATGTTCCGCTGAAGCCCCATGATGATGTTCTTGGGGTTGAGCAGAAGTGCGTTGGTTTCCGGCATGAGCGCCACACCGACAAGCGGAGTGCCGAGAACCGGGAGTGGGCTGTTGCCGGTCAAGGTCGCGTCGCCGAGACCCGTGCCGCGCGATGCGACCTGAACGCGATAGTCGCTCTCGACATCCATCGAGGTCAGATAGCGCAGTGCCGACAGGTTGCGCCGGTAGCGCGTCGGCATAGCCTTCTTGGTCTCGTTGAACAGGTTGATCGAGATCGGATCGCTGTCTGCATCGACCACGTTGGACTGCACAAGCTTCAGCACGCCATCGAGCGTTGCGAGGAACGCGTCGCCCGAGCCGGTGTCGCCCTTGATGAGCAGTTCTTCGAGGTCGAGTGCGATGCGCTCGGCTAGAAGGGTCATGATCGTGTCGGCCATCTGGTCCCGCTCGATGTTATCTTCGAGCAGGTCATCGTGGATGTGGATTTCCGCGATGTATTCGGTCGTTTCGAGGTTAACCTGACCGAAGTCGGGCTTCGCACGATCAGCGGCGGCGAGGTGACGGGTGTTGGTCCCGTCATCCTGTGCTCCGCCAGTGCCAGTGTTGGGGGCCGGGCGGAGCACACGGCTACCGAAGCCGATCTTCGGGATTTTCATCTCCGGAGCGTTCATCGGCTGCTGGCGGACCTGATTGATGAGCGTCGGCTCGTCAATGATCTTGCGGAAGAAAGTGTTCTGGTGTTCCGCGTCGAGCACACCGCCGTTGGCGGTGAGATCGGCGAGGGCCAGATCGGCGCGCATTACCTTATCCATAGTGTCTGTTCCTCTGTTGAGTGGGTGGAGGGTGGTTGATGTTAGAGTGCTGCTTCCTTACTCGGCGTGTCGGCTCCCGAACGAAGCGAGGATATTGTTGGAAGCGCGCGAACGCTTCTTCTCACCTGCCTGTTCTTGTGTGCTCACTTCCGGGTCAGGAGTGTCTGCTCCCTTACGGGTCTGGCCGCGCGAATTGTCGGCCTCCACCCGCTCTGCAAGCTCCGCCTCGGCCTTCTCGGCACGAGCCTTCGCTTCAATGGCTTCCTCGCGGAAAGGAGCCACTGCCTTGGCCACTGCCGTCTCAATGAGAGCGGCAATGTCCACGGTTTCGGTTGCCGGGGCAGGCGGGTTCGCGCTGCGCTCGGTGGTTACGGCTTCGCGCTCCGCTTCGCTGCGGAACACCTCGGAGAGTTCGTCGGCGGCATCGACCGCTGCCTGACGGAACGCTTCGAGAAGTGCGAGTGCCGCCGACTTGATCTGGCTGACGGTCGTATCGGACATGCCCGAGTAATCGGCCTCGTAGACGATCCAGCCAAGCTGGTTCACGATCTTGCCAAGCTCGGCGGCTTCGTAGACGCCCTTGGTGCGCTTGGCTTCGATCTCCTCGACCATCGACCGGGCGCGGTCGGCGTCGCTAGGTTCGTCGGGCTGGGCCGGGGCATCGTCTGCGCCGTCGCCGGTCGGTGCCTCCGAGACCTGCTGGTCATCCTTCTTCTTCTTGTAGTCTTTGCCGCCCTTCTTGCCACCCTTGCCCTTTTCAGCTTCGGCGGTTTCTTCAGCGGCGTCGTCGGCCTTCGCAGCGGGCGCATCGTCGCCTTCGGCGGGGGCGTCAGCTTCCGGCTCGGCGGGCGGTGCGGTGCGGGTGCGCTTGGGCGGATCGACATCGCCAGCGGCCTCGGCTTCCGGGACGTCGCCCTCGGCTGCATCGTCGCTCTCGGTAGTGGTGGCATCGTCGCCTTCAGCTTCCGGTTCGTCGATTTCTTCGATCAGGGCTTCAGCGGAGAGCTTGCCCACGAATACGGTGAGGCCTTCAACCGGCGCGTCGATCTTACGAACGCTGCCCGTCTCGAAGCGGCCCGCATCATCGCCGACCTCGAAACCGTTGCCGGTCTCGGTGATTTCGTAGTCCGTGTAACCGCCCGCATCCATCCACTTCTGGACGGCGGCGATGTCGGCGAACTTTTCCTTGCTGAACTCGAACTGCATCACGCCGAAGCCCTTCGGGGCGATGGCGTCCACGGTTGCGGTGGCCTTCTTCTTGATCTTCATCGGTTCCTCCGGGTTGTCGGGCGTTGCAACCGTTGCAGCGTCCATCTTGACGGCCCGGTAAGGACGCTGGTTCGCGCCTGCCGTGACCTGCGAAACGAAACTTGGGTCGGGACTGGTGAGCGCCGTCGCTTTGATCGTGCGGCGAATAGGCTTGATCTTCATCGTGACCTCCTAGACCAGATCGAAGCGGTGCTTGTGGCCGTTCGCTTCGTCAGTGAACGTGCCGTGGCGGATGGTGTGAACGTGGCCGTCCGGACCTTCGTCCGTGCGACCGGCGATGACGCGGCCCTTGTCATCGACCTGCGCGAAAAACAGGTGCTCGTGATCGACGCCCTTGATGGTGCGCGTCTCGCCGATGTGATCGCGGATGATCGAGACCTCCACGTCATACTCGATGAGCTTGACCATGGCCTCGAAACTGAAGCCGTTGAGGTCGCCCTTCAAAACGGCCTGCCAGACTTCATCGCGTGGAACCTTGACGCCGAGAACCCATGCACCCTCGGTGACGTCCGGGTCGTTGGCGCGCGCCACGAAACTCTCGATGGGGTAGGAGCCGTTGGGCACGTTGTCGTGGTTCGTGTCGATGACGTTCCCCAAGTCCAATTGCATGAACTTGTGGGCCATCGCTTCGACATCGTTGGGGAGCATGAACTCCCCGTAGGTGTCGAGTGTGTTGGGCGCGTAGACTTCCGCATAGACAATGCGGCGATCAGCGTCGATGCGCCGAACCTGTGCCGTCAATGTGCGTTTATCAGACATTATTCGCCGTCCACATAATTGGGTGTGTTGGCGCGTTCTATTCCTGTAGGCTGCGCGCGTCAAGCCTTGCAACGGGTTGCATCAGCATTTTTCAATGTCGCGCGGGTCAGGTGAAAATGAGTTGCGAGCGGCAACGGCCATGAAGCGGCGGTATTGCAACGCCCATGGTGAGTAGCTGTGCAGGTGTAAGACCTTGGATATCGCTGGCCTTTACCCAAGGCGCAACGTCCTTGATGTCGTCCGTGGTAGCGGTAGCGATCTGATCTGCGAACGCGCTCAAGTCCGCCGTGCGCCACGTGGTGCCATTCATCGCTTGGCAGATTTCGGATGTGCGACTGTCGATAACCGCGCTGAAGCGGATCGTGCGTAGGCCGGACGCGAGGCCCGTCTTGATGTATCCATAGTGATAGGCACGGCTGGCGGCGGCATTGGCCACGATATTCCAGTAAGGGACGCTCCGGAGCCGTCGATCTAGCAACGCGTGGATGGCCCTGATCTGTGCGCCATCATTGGACGTGCCGTCGAGCACCGCGACGTGAACTGCGTCGATGAGCGCGGTCATGACGTGCGTGTTGAAATAGCGATTGGTGTAATACTTCGCGCTGGCCGACATGCCGTTGACAATCCGGAGCCGGTCGATGTCGTCTAGGGCCGGGGCGAAGCCAAGCTCGTGCGCGCCGATGAGGGCGGTCGCTGAAAGCACCTCTCGCACCTCGTTGTCGAGGCCTTCGGGGTAGCTTTCCTCCTGCCACCGCTGGTTCGCTTGCTGCGCGGCGTCGGTTACGGCCACCTCATCAAGATAAGGTCGGTCGAGTGCGTCCCGGATCGGTTGCTCGATCTCGCTGGCCATACGGTCTGCGTTGTCTGCCAGCAACTCGGTGAGACGGACCTCTCCGGGCACATACGGCACGTCGCCGCTCTCGGTGCGGATGACACGCTCTAACCCGGCCCAATTGAGCGCGGTGCGATGCAACCGTTGCACGGCCATCTCGTTGAGGAACTTCTGCGTGGCGTGGAAACCGCAACACCCGCAGTCCTCGTGTCCCTCGAAAGCCTTGCTCACGGGAAACTCAATGCCTCGGAGCCGGGCTTCGGCGGTTCCTTATCGCTGGTGACGTGGTGGTTGATCGGGGGCCGAGGCGGGTCTGTCCGGGGAGTGCGCTTCGATCCCAACCCGCGCTGGCGGCGCGGCGGGTTCGGGACATACGGCTCGTAAGCGGCCTTGCGCGCGGTTTCGAGCACGTCTCGCAAATTGCCGATAGCGCGCCTGATCTGGCGCTGTGCTTCTTCCTCGAGACCATCTTCGGCTTCGGGATCGTCGTTCGCGGCCTCGGGGTCTACGCCCTCGTCTGGATCACCTTCAGCGCCGGGGCCTCCGAACGCGGCGGGCACTTCCTCGGCTTCCTTCAGCATGTCATCGAAGCCTTCGATGTCGCCCTTGATCTTGCCCTGTGCTGCCAGTGCCTTGACCACCGCAAACGGATAGTCGCCCCACGGTTCCTCGATGCTCGGGATGTCGAGACCGAATTGCTCGTTGGCGAGACCGATGGCGATGTTGGCCGTCATTGCGCCAAGCTGCTCGAACGCGTTCATGGCCTTGATGATTTCATCCGGGTCCGTGATGCGAGGCGGGTTCGAGCGAACTTCCCAATACTGGACGCCGTGCGGTGCAGCACGTGCCGATTGATGATCTCGTCGAGCACGGCACGTTCCGGCCCGAACACCTGACCTTCTGCAACCTCATAGCTGGTCTGCGCGCTGGCGCGGGTGTAATCCTGCGAATGCCCGGTGAAGATAGGAGGGAGTCGGAAGCTCGACCGCACCTTGTCTGTCTGGCGACTGTCGTATTCGAGGAACTGGCCTTCAGTGGGGCGCTCGCCGGACAGTGGCTTGATTTCGATTTTGGGGGCCGGGATGACGCCATCGCGCGACGCGGCTTCAGGATTGCCTTCGACCTCGATAATCATCACGCGGTTCTGCGCCATGCGGCCTCGGGCGGCGGTGACGTGCTGCTCGACCTGTTCGACTGTCGCGTGAGACAGCACGCCGCCTGCCACTAGAATGGCCATGGCGGGGATCGCGTTGTCCTTGAAGTAATCGAGGTTGGTAAGCTCGGCCTGCCGGGAGCCTTGGATGGCCACTAGGTTGTTGAACCATCGCGGCAGGCCATAGACTTGCCCCGGATAGTAGTTCTTGACGAATAGCACCTCGGTGGCGGTCTTCTCGTATGCCAGTGCGTCGTCCACCTTGCCATTCGTGGGATTGATCGACCGGGGATCGCCGAACTCCTTGAAGTAGACCTTCTTGGTGCCGCTGATCTGGATAAAACGCCGGAAGCGTCGCTTCATGCTGCCTTCCATCTTCTTACCAAAGCGCACGACATCGGCTGGCACGTCCACCTCTACAGTGTCCACGTTGGTAAGGCGATGTAGCTGAAGCCCAGCGTCTCGATGTCCCACCGGATGCGCTTGCGTAATTCGATGAGAGAAAGCTCGGGGTGCAGGGTTTCCAGATACTCGATGATATGGTTGTATTCGGTCTGCGCCTCGGTAGACTGGTTTTGTCCGTCCGGCCCGGTGTATTCGAGGCGGTAGCCGTGTCCCTCCACGTTGATGACCATACTCTCGATGCACTGGCGCAAAATCGAGTTGTCGTTCGGCATTCGGAGCAAGGCTGCGACGTTGACGGGCGGCTGGATGATCTGAAGGTCGCCCACGGTGCCGAGCGAATAAAGACCATCTTTCGTGAACGGGTCTTCAATCTGCTTGGAGTAAGCGCCCTTCTGGACCTGCTGCAAAACATCATCTTCGTCCTGCGACGTACCGCGCCCGACAATCGTCACAACCTCCCCGGCTGAACGAGTGCGGGTAGCGCGGCGCGGCGGGTTGATGGTGGCGTCGTCGGGCATGAGACCTCGGTGTGGCTAGAGTAGCGCCGCACCTTAGTCTCGTGTGGCTTACAGATCAAGTCGAACTGCGCGCCTACTCCCGACGGGGTTTGCTTCCGGTGCAACGCGTTGCAACGCGCTCTCTGGCTGAATGGGTAGTTGATTTGGCATCATGCCCTTGGTTAACTCATTCACGGCGTGGAATGGATCGTTGAGCCTGTCGTATTGCGACCTGCGACCGGCGCGGCTGTAACGCCCGCCATAGAGCCGCCTCGTGGCGTCGCTGCGCCAGACAACCGGCACCTTGAGATCGGGCTTGAAGTCCCCACATCCGGGCGTCCAGTCGATCTTGGAGCGGAGGTAGGCACGCCGGTTGAGAGCGTGCTTGAGCGCGCTGACGAAATACGGGGTTGCCGACATGGCGGCAGTCAACTCGGGGTCCATCCCGCGCTCGACCGGCAAGTCGGCGAACTGTACACACTCATCGTAATTCACCCGGACAGGGATAATAGCCAGTGCCCGGACGGGTGCAATAAGCGACAGGCCCGTCTCCCGGTGATCCCAAAAGATGAACCTGTGCGATACACCGTCGCTGTGGCAGTAGACACGATCCACCGCGCTCTGCTCAACGCGGGTCTTGTCCCGGAACTTGGGCACGTCGAGCGGCCCGAACCTACCTGAAGGCGTGGTGCGCAAAACTAGGAAGCTATGGTGGAAATCCGTGTAATCGATATAGCGCGGGGAAAACTCCGGGCGGCTGTCATGCAGCACGAGTGCACGGCTATCCGGACGGCGCTCTATGACTTGCGTGGAGTCCGGGCGTTCGCAGGTTCCGAACTGCTTCTGGATGCGCCGGAAGGGCACGATAGATTTGTAGGTATCGTCCATACTATCAAGGTGCTCGGACACGCCGCGATCTGCTTTGTAGCGGATGACCGCGCCAGCGGTGCGCTGATGCGGCTCAAGTCTAGCGAGTGGGGTAACGGCTGTGCTGACCTCGATCTCGTCAGTCGGCATCCACCTACGGCGCGGGTCGTAGACCGTCATCCCGATCTTAGTGCGGAACGATGCTTCCATGTAGGAGGTCGAGACGAATATGTCGTCGGCGTAGTCGATGTCAGTGGAGACGCGGATCATCATGCCAAGCGCGCGCTGCACACGGTCATAACATGAAGCCATGGCTGCGCGGGCGTCTGCCAACCAGTGGTAACGGTCGATCTTCACCGGCCCGAACACGCCTTCCTTGGTGTGGCGGCGAAGTGCGATCTCGTGGTGACGGCGCATAACAAGCTCTCGAAGCGTCTGCTCTAGGTATTCGTCGCTGACTGTAATGGCCAGTTTCAGGGAGCCGCACTGGCGAATGATCCACTCGGTTTCGAGATAGTCCGGGAGATCGGCTTCGAGTATCTGGCGAGCGCGCTTCTCGTCGAGCAGATGCACGACTGGTTTCTGAACCTGCTCATGCAGGATGTAACGCTTGGCTTGCCGGACGCGGATCGGGCCAACATCGAGCAACGTCACTGACGTGCCTACAGTCAGGCGCTCCCCCCAAACGTAGGTGGGAAAGACATCGCCGTAAGGCGCGTCGAACTTGGCGCGGTTTTCGGCGCGATAGGACGTTCCGACTTTGACAGGCAACGGGTGGAAAGTGATATGCGGCATAGGTGCTCCTCTCGACGTAAACACGATAGCATGAAGGGATTTTATGTCAAGAGGGATCATCCCAAACGACAGGGCGTCTGCCCGGCTCGCGGGGAGGCGCAACGGGTTGCAACGGCCTTGGATTGCCGTCCGGACCTAGCGGCTGCGCCAGTGCACGGGGGATGCTCGACCAGATGGTGCTGTTCGGGCCAGTGCAGAGGTCCATCAGCTTCAGGAACG